ACAATTTGTTGGTCATTTCTTCTTTGACCTGACGTGCTTTTTCAAGAACTTCTTCACGGTGTAATGGGAGTTCATCAGGTGGTATACCTGTCCACATTGTGAAGTGTTTACGTTGGATTACTTTTGGGTTGTCCTCAAAAAATAACTGAAGAACATTGTAACCATTATTAAATGCTGAGTTAGCAATTTTTGAAAGGACTGTAGTTTTTCCTACACCAGTTGGTGCCAAGATTACACCCAATTCACCTTTTGCCAATCCACCTTTTAATAACTTATCAATGCCAGTAATTCCCATTGGAATTGGATGACGGAAATCTTCGTTCAAAACATCTTCCAAGTTTTGGAAAACATCTTCAATCTTGTTTCCATTTTCTCCTACTTGGAGAGCACTTCTTACGAGTTCTTCAAGTTTGTCATAGTTTTCAAATTCTCCACTATCAAGTATTTTTTGTGATTTGGTGATTGCCTTTTGAAGCTCTTGTTGTTTACAGAACTTCAATGATTTTTCTTGTACAAACGATGCTCCTTCAGTAGACGCAGTTTGTATCTGTTTGATAGTGTCGTTTAGAATTTTCAACATCAACTCTTGTGGAAACTCACTTTTCACCATTTGTGAAAGTGTTTCGTATGATGGAGTACAATCGTATTTTACATAGTACTCCTTCACCAATTGGAGAAGTGTTTTGAAATATTTGTTTTCAAAGTGTGAGGGTTCAATTACATCAATGATAGAATGTGAGAAGTCCTTATCTAAGATAATCTGATTTAATAATTGTAGTTGAAACGTGTTACCTAGATACTCAAAATTCTTGTTTGACATAATTAAAATTCCCTTGTTAGTTTTGATAAATACTATTAGATTAAGCTATAAGTCATATAACTTGTAACAAATTTTTCGTCTGAAAAAATGTCAGTTAAGTCCTTCAATACACTTTTTACTTGCTGGCGTATGTCTACGGTGTATCTTATTTTAGGTGGGAACAATTTAGCGTCCAAAATTCTATGACAAATTGTCTGTTCTCCTACCTTTATTAAAAAGTTAAATGTTTCTGGACCCTCAGTATTTGACGTTTGCAAGATACTTGGGTTCTCCAAAATTTCGTCTTTGTTCTCCAAAAGGTATACAACCGAACGCATCTTTTGGCCGTACTCAAACCCGTCTACAAAGTCTTTTAAATACTGATACAATTCCATAGAACTGCGAGCTTGTGGATTGTAATCTCTTACGTTAAAGTAACGTTGGATTACGATGTTGTTGTTCAAGGTAATCAAGAACTCCATTTTAATTACATCTGTTTCTTTCATAATTTTTTTATTTTTCTATTTGTTGTTTGTGTTGTCTTTTTTCTTTTCTTGTCAATTTCATCAAAGGTCGTATAAATTTTATAAATTCATCATCACTCTTACCGAGATATTTGAAGAATCCATCTTCTGTCATCATACGAATTAGATTTTTGTAACCCCTACCTTCAGGGTCTAAAGTGTCGGCATAATATTGTTCAACAAGTACCCTACCTTCGTCAGAAATAAGTGGATTTTGTAAGTCCACGATTTTTTTGTTTGTTTGGTAGAATGATTCTCCGAATTCTCCGTCTTTTGTTTTTCCACTTACAATATTTTTTAAAGTTGTGTTTTTTTTGTCTTGTTCTAAAAGTTCTTCAGCCTTTGTTAAAATATGGTTAAAAGTTACCATAGAATCAAGTATCTCAGGAAAGTATTTCACAATGGTCTTTTCACCCAACCTTAATATACCACTAATGTTATCTGATTTATCACCAGTTAATATCTTAAGAGTCAATACGTTATAGTGTGGAAATTCAGTATCACCAAATTTAACTTTATCACCATTTTTAAATGTGACTTTGGAAATTGGTGAGTAGATTGATGTATGTTTATCAATCAGTTGGAAGTAATCTTTATCTGCCGATAATATTGTTTTTGATTCTTCTTTCGCAATCTGACAATAGTAGGCTATTAAATCATCCGCCTCACATTCAGTTGCTCTTACCTGACGAACAAAACATTCTTCAAGGTATTCTTTTACTCTTTCTTTTTGGATATGGTATGACTCAAGTTTAAACTCGTTCATACTCTGTCTACGGTTTAACTTGTAGTTAGGATATAATTTACGTCTAACGGCAGAGTTGTCGTCACCGTCCCAAAAGACAATAATTTTGTCGTAGTTGTGTTCATCAATTTGTTTTCTGAGGGTATTGATAAAATGAAAGACACCCCCGATATGGTTTCCTTCCACGAAGAGGTCTCTGACCCCATGGAATCCGATTTTAAATAGGTTATCACCATCTACTAAGAGTGTCTTCACAATTTATTGTTTATACTGTTTCACTTTCTTTTTCCTCAAACAAGCTGAAATCTCCGTCAGCCCCAATAATTTCTTTCCAATACTCAGCGTTTTCTTTCTTGTATTGTTCAATAGATACTTTCTCTTCCGCAGCATCTTTTCCTGCCAAGAATCCGTGTGGTGTTACGATGATTTTTCCATCCTCATAACCCAAACCATTGATGTGGTTTTTCATAACAGAAACTTTAGTACGGATTGCAAACTTAACAGTTCTTTTGTCTTTTGTTGCAGAAATTTTGTTTGTTCCCGCACCTTTTTGATTACCAAACAAGAATACCAAAGATGAGTTTAACCAAATCGCCTCACCACCTTTTGCTTTAATCTTTGGTTGTCCAAATGGATTGTCAGGAAGTTCAACCCAAGGTTGGTTAACAATAACTAAACTGTTTTCGTATTTTGAATCAGATTTACGAGAACCTGAAATACGTTGGTTGATACCCATACCAATTTTGTCGGCAAGAACCGCGGCGTTGTGTTGTTTACCACCTTTACCTTCGTAAGTCATCTTACAAGGAACCGAACCTACAGAATCCCAAAGGAATAATAAATCATATTCCAATTCACCTTTTTCTTGAGCATCCAACAAACTATTAATATAATCCGTAATTTGTTCAATGTAAGAAAAGTTGTTGTTGAAAATAAAAAATCCATCCCAATCCAACTCACCTGTTTCGGGGTCAACCACTTCGTCACAATCAAAACCCATAAGTCTTGCGTGTTCAAAACTCCACTTCTGTTCGGTAATAATGAACACGGGAAGAATATTTTGTTTCTGAGCCGATACGGCCGCTTTTACGAGACCCGTTGTCTTACCTGTATCAGAGTGACCCAAGAACATGTTCAAGTGTCCTATGGCGGGTCCTGGTAGTCCTACAGCGTCCAAGAAATCTTTACCCAAGTCAAAGTATCTTTGTGGTTTATACTTCGCCGAAGTTGAGAATTTCTTCTTTACTGAATTAAAATCGTTTTTCTTGATTGCCATGTGTGTTATAAATTAATCATGTATGGTACCATACAAGATACCATACATGATGTTTTGTTTTATTAGAACGGTAAGTCCTCAGCAGGTTCGTCAAATAATTGTGGGTCTGCAGGAGCCGCAGGTGCTGATTTAGAACCACCCATCATCATATCTCCTGAATCACTATACAAGTATTTACCTGTTTCACTATCCCAACGAGGTTCTTCACCACGAGAGATTGCTTCCAAATATTCTACAGGTTTCTTAGAGTAAACATCATTCCATGTCAACTCATCCGCCAACCACTCTTCCATAACCTTAGCGGTCTCGTGAAGAGGTGCTGGGTCATCGTGCATAATAGTTTGGATTGTTGTGTAATCTTTTCCACCAGGAGTTTTAGATTTAACCAACTGTACAATAAGGTCTCTACCTTTTTGTGAATCAGTTACATCACCTTTCTGTCTCCAAATTGGAATAATTTTGTCAAGAATACCATCATTCTTGTAATTGTGTTTGAAACGCCAAAACTTTACACCTTCGTCTTCAGCATCACGGTCAATAACCTTTACGATGTAAAATTTACGAGATTTGTATTGTTTAGCCAATTCTTTGTCTGACTCTTTGCCGGTAGACATCAACTCATCGTGAACCTCATTCAAAGGTGAACGCTCATTGTCATTTTTACCTGGGTCATAGAATTTTTGCCATTTACCACCCACTTGTAATTCATGGTACCAAACCTCTTTGAAAGGTGAAGAACCATCGGGTGTAGGAAGGATACGTACTCTACGTTGTCCTTGAGATTGCCCTTGTGGAAGAATACAAGCAAAATACTTTTTCATTCTTTCCTCTTGGGACATTCGGTTAGAGTCTCCGAAAGACTGTGTGTTTTTTTCGTACTGTGAAAGTACTGCGTCAAGTGAACTCATCATGTTTTTTGTTTAATTAGATTGTT